TAAAAGGAGATATAAGTGAAAGTTTAAATAAAACAATAGTAAAATAATGGCAGTATCACAAATAGAACAAGAACCAAAATTTAATAATTTACCAGTAGGACAACCAATAGTATTTGTAATATCAAACAATGATGCTGTAACAAATCAAAGTAATGTAAAATTTACAGCTAAGGTGTTTATATCAGCAGCAGGACCCCCATCATTTTCAAATATAAATAAATTAATAGGAACATTTAAAACAACTCCAAATGATGCAGGTGTTGGAATTTTTGATTTTAGAAGTGTGGTTGAAAATTATGTTAGTGCAGATAATTATTCTAGTGATAATGCAAAAGTTCAGGGAGCATTACCTACTTCAACAAATTTATTAGATAAGTGGCCAATACATATTATAGATGAATATTCTAAATCGGTTGATTCTTGTCGTTTTTTAAAAGTACAGTTTGGAGTAGAATATTTAGATACATCACAAACTCCACCATTTGTGCAAGAAGATGTAACAACGTTAGTAAATTCTAGTAATTTTAAAATTATAAATGGATATTTGAAACCTGATGATAAATTAGATGAAGATAATACGTCATTTGGATATAATCTTGTAAATCAATTTGGATTAGCAACTTCAAGTTCATCTTTTTTATCAAATATGCCTACAACATTATATTCAAATTTATATGATTGGGGGGTTTTTGCTTTATATACACCTAGTGGAACAGCAGGGGGCTTTACACACGTAGAATTTAAATATAATTGGAATGATGGTACTACATCATCAGAAGATTTAGATAGAAACTATGGAAATGGAGCATATTCTTCTTGGGGGTTAGATGCTTCTAATCATATATTATATTTTGGAGCATTTCCTGCTAACATACAATCTTGGTCAGGTGTTCTTACATCTAAAATAACGGCAGGTAAAGTAAAAGGAGGTTCAATAGAAATAACAGTAATGAATGGTGTGGCAGTTAGAAGTAAGACATATACAATTCATATAAATTGTGATGAACCAAAAGGATATGAACCAATAAGGTTATGTTGGTTAAACCAATGGGGTGGATGGGATTATTGGACATTCACAAAAAAATCTGTTACATCATACAGTCAAACCCCTACAACTTGGACTTCTTTGCAAGGTAGTTGGAATCATAGTTATTATTCACCTTTTTATAAAGGAGGGAAAAGAAATTTAACAATGAACACCAAAGAAAAAATACAAGTAAATACAGATTTTATTGGTGAAGAATATAATGTAATGTTTGAAGAAATGTTAAATAGTCCAGAGGTTTATGAATTAACACCTAAAAATCCTTCAACTTTTATCAAAACTAAAACAAATTATATTGTACAACCTGTAATATTGTTAAATAATACATTTGTTAAAAAAACTAGAGCAAATGACAAGCTAATTCAATATAGTTTTGAAATAGAAAAATCAAGAACCTTAAAAACACAAACTATTTAATGTCAGTTCAGTTAGTAATATATCCACAAACATCAGGGAAACAAAGAAATATAGATTTTAACCCTAACTATGAACTAGCAGTAGATGGACAAACATTTACAACAGTTAATGGTTCAACCAATATTCCATCAACTTCTTTAATTTCAATGCTCTCATTATATCCAACTTATGATATACCAATTAATACTTGGGCTAGATATTCATCTGGAGCAACTCCAAATGTTACGATGTCGGATGGAAATTTAGAATGTTCAACAGTTGATAATGGTATTACACAAACTATTACACAGCTTAGTATTGGTTCAAGTTATGATATAGAAATAGATGTGATACAGGGTAGTTGGGGGGTACATCTTATGAGATATACAGGAGAAGGAACACCAAGTTTAGTTACACCATTTCCTGATGGATATACAACATCAGAAATAGGAACAAATATATTTACTTTTACAGCAGAAGAAACAAACTTTACTGAAGGAACATCAATTGTTATATTTGTAAATTGTACAACAGCAAATTCAAAAATAGGTTCTATTTCTGTTAAAGGTAGCACAACACAAGGAACAAGGATACAATTCCAAGAAAAAATAATTGCTGATTTATATGAAGAAGAAAGCATCCCTCTAACATTAAGCATTGACAATTTTACTAATGCAGCAGAACAGACACAATCTTATTCAAAAGCATTTGACTTACCAGGAACAAAAAAGAATAATTTAATATTTAACAGCTTATATGAAATAACTAGACAATGGGATTTTATTACCTTTAATACACATATGAAAACAAGATGTGAAATTAAAGAAGATGGATTTTTAATATTTGAAGGATATTTGAGAATGTTAGATGTTAAAGATAATAATGGTGAAATAAGTTATAGTGTGAATGTTTATTCTGAAGTAATAACTATTGCTGATATATTAAAAGAAAGAACATTCAAGGATTTGGATTTGGTAGAATTAACACACGAATACAATAAGACACAAATTAAAAATAGTTGGAATGATTCAGGAACAGGTATTACTTGGGATTATCCTGGAACATCAGGGTTTAGAGATTTTGATACTTTAAAATACCCGTTTGTAGATTGGGCACATCAATACACTACTGATATAAGTGGGAATCCAATATTACCAAGTCTTGAGTCTGTATTTAGACCTTGGATTCAGATAAAGTATTTAATAGATAGGATTTTTCAATCTGTTAATGATTTCCAATACACAAGTACATTTTTAAATACTGATGACTTTAAGAAACTTTATATGGATTTTAATTGGGGTACAGGTGATGGTCCTGCCAATTTAGATAATACATTGGGCTGTAATTTTACTGGCTCAGGTGGGGCTTGGTATGCAGGGAATGGAACTTGGACTCCTTTACTTTTAAACACCCCTGCACAAGAATTAGAAGATAATGGATATAATGATGCACTAACATCAGGAGAATTTACAGCTACATATGATAATACACATTATACAATCAATTATACTTGGAGATTAGAAAATGTAGCTAGTGCAGGAGATATAGATTTTAGATGGTTATTGACAAGAGCAAGTGGTACGACTGAAGAAATATTATTAGAAAATAATGTTAATGTACCTCAAGGGTATTTTGATATTTCAGCTAATTATATTTTTATATTGGATGCAGGTGATAAGTTAGTACCACAATTTAAATCTAATGTAACAGCAAATTTAGCTGAACTTTTTAACATACAATCTGTAAGTGTACAAATAACAGTACAAAGCACAACAGAAGCTACAATGTTACAAAATTTAAGAGGTGAAACAAACCAATGGGAATTTTTAAAAGGCATTTTCACAATGTTTAATTTAGTATCAATGCCTGACAAAGATAATCCGTATAATATTATCATAGAACCTTATGAAGATATATTTTATTCAAATCAAGCAGGAACAACTTTACAAGAAAGAAACATCAATCACGACTGGACAGAAAAAGTCGATATAAGTCAAATGAGTTTAAATCCTTTACCTGATTTAAAATCAAAAACAATATTTAAATATGTAGATGATGATGATGATTATTTGTTTAGAACTTATAAAAATGCAACAGGTGGTTACTCATATGGAAGTAAAGTTTTTGAAGTACCACAACCAAATGTCTTTGATGGAGTTGAAGAAATAGTAGCATCACCATTTGCTGCAACTTTATCTAAAATATTAGACCCAATGTACCCACAATTGATTGTTCCTTCTATTTATTCATATAATCCTGATGATGGTTCTAGTGAAAGTTTTGAAAATAAACCAAGAATATGCTATAATAATGGTAAAGTAACAATGACAAATAGAACATATCATATTCCTGCACAAGCAGGATTATCAAGTGAGAATCAACCAGAATATTTGCAATTTAGTCATTTGACAGAAATTCCATCAACCACAAATAGTAAAGATTTTAATTTTGGTGAATGTCAGTATTTGCTTGGAATGGGTGATACAGTAGTAGATAATTTATTTAATTCATATTGGGCTAAATATATATTTGATTTATATGACCCTGATACAAGAATAATGACATTAAAAGTATTTTTGACAGCAGCAGATTTATCTTTATTTCAATTTAATGAAACAGTATTTATTAAAAATAGAGAATTTAGAGTCAATAAAATAGACTATCAACCAGGACAATTATCAACAGTAGAATTTATATTAATACCATAATGACAACAATACCATACAAAAAAGGATATAAAGTAAAACCAAGTGCCATTTCTTCTGTTGGTAGAGTAACATTTACTGATGGAACAAATGATATTATTCCAAACCAGAAACAATGTGAAGCATATGGATATACATACGACAAATCAACAGCAACTTGTAGAGCATTTAGATATAATGCACCATTAATTAAAAGAACAAACATTACATCTAATAATACTCAAGGAGATGGAAATATTACAGAAGCAGGTTCTGTAAATACTTATGTAATGGGTGAATCTAATATTATAAAAAGAGGTTCAAGAAATAATTCTGTTGTAGGTACAAAAAATCAGATTGAAACTGAAGTTTTAAATTCAATAGCTATTGGTAGGGGAGCAAAAGCAATAATGGATAACACTATTGTTTTAGGTGGAAATAGTAGAGATGATAGGCCAGGTACTAGACAAAGTTGGACAATAATGTATGGTGGGCAAACAACTGACAATTCAACTATTGATATTTTTCCAAATAATACAGCATTAACTTTTTTCCAACCACTAGCAAATAGGGTTTATTACTTTCAATCAGAAACATTAGCAGTTAGGTCAGGAGGTTCAAGTGGCTCAGGAGCAGTTGGTGATTTTAAGTCTTGGGTAGAACGTGGGGTGGTAAAATGTAATGGAACAGGAACATTAAGTATAGATAGGTCAAGAACAAGTCCTGCTGATAGTGGAACAACAGGAGGGTGGAGTCCTATTAATGCAGTAGATGGTTCTAATTTTAGACAAACAGTAAAAGGAGCAAGTAATATGAATATAGAATGGGTAAGTACAATAAGATTTATGGAATTATGGGCAGGAGTTTCATTACCTTAAAAATATAAAAATATGGCAAATAAATCAGATACATATACATTTAATGTAAAATCAGACATAGGCAAAACAACAAAAGATGCTAGTTCTTTAGCTAGTGAATTTAAAATTATGGGTGTTTCTTTAAATTCTGTAAAAGCAGGATTGACACAAGTAGGTACAACTGCAAAAGCATCATTTGCTACTATGAAAGCAGGAATCATGTCAACAGGAATAGGGGCATTAGTAATTGCAGTTGGTTCATTAGTGACATATTTTACAAATACTAAAAGAGGTGCAGACCAATTAGATAGAGCATTTACAGCTATGGGAGCAACAGTAGATGTTCTAACAGATAGGTTAAGTAAAGTAGGTGAAGCTATTAGTTTTGTATTTTCAGGAGAATTTAAAAAAGCAGGAGAAGCATTGAAAGGAACTTTTTCAGGAATAGCAGATGAAGTAGAAAGAGAAGTATCAGCAATGGTAGAATTGAAAAAAAGAACTCAAGAATTAAGGGATGCTGATATGGAGTTTATGGTTCAAAAAGCACAAACAAGACAAGAGATAGAAAAAGCAAGATTGATTGCAGAAGATGAAACAAAGTCAGCAGCTGAAAGATTAGACAATCTAAAAAAAGCATTAGAGTTAGAAGCTGAAACAACACAACAAGAATTAGAACTTGCAAGAGAAAGAATGAAAATTCAAGAAGAAGAAATGGCATTGAGTGAAAACTCTGCTGAAGATGAGCAAGAATTAGCAAGATTAAAAACAGAAATTATTGAAAAAGAAACTGCATCTATAAAAATGCGAAGAAGGGTTGTTACTGAAGTCAATGCATTAGAGAGGGAAATACAAGCAGAAGAAAAAGCAAGAGCAAAAGAAAAACAAGACATATTAGATGCAGAAATTGCTGCACAGATAAAAGCTAATGATGAATGGAATAAATTACAAGAAGAAAAATATAAGAAAGAAGTTGAATTAGCAAAAAAAGCAGCAGAAGAAAAACTAAAAGAAGAAGAAGAAGCAGCAAAGAAGGAAGAAGAAATAGCTCAACAAGTGGCCGATGCTAAAAAAGGATTACAAGAACAAGGATTTGCATTTGCTAAATCATTAGCAGGAGAAGGAACAAATATGGCTAAAGGAATAGCATTAGCACAAGCTACAATTTCAGGAATTGAAGGAGTTCAGAATGCTTATACTACTGCACAAAAATCACCATATACTGCTTTATTTCCTGGCTACCCATTAGTTCAAGCAGGATTAGCAGCAGCATTTTCAGCAGCACAAATTCAAAAAATATTAAGTGCAGATACTAATGTTGATGGTGGTGGGGGTGGTTCAAGTAGTTTAACTTCATCTATAGGTGGAGCAACAGGGGGAACACCTGCACCACAAATGTTATCAGGAGCAGCAGATTTAACAGGATTATCTGCACCTGAACCTGTAAGAGCATACGTTGTTACTGATGAAATGACTAATAGTCAAGACCAATTAGCTAACATAAGACGAAGAGCAACAATTTAAAAATCAAATAAATATTAATTAAATCTATTATATAATATGCCTTGTAAGAAATGTAAAGATGGAAAAGTAAAATGGGGGAATACAGGTGAATGTAAATATGACACTATTGCTGAATGTGAAGAAGCAAATAAAGATTATTACGAAAACCTAAAAACTACCTCAATAAAAGAATTAATCATTGCAAATGAAAATGAAGAATTAGCTATTGATGCTATTTCTTTAGTATCATCACCTGCTATTGAACAAGACTTTGTATTTTTTGGTAAAGAAAAAAACAATTTAACTTTAGCAAAGGTAGATGAAGAAAAAAGGATGTTAGTTAGTCCTGCTCTTATACCTAATAAACAAATATTTAGATATGACCCTAATACTGACTCAGAATACTATGTTTACTTTAGTCCTGAAACAGTAAGAAAAGCAAGTGAATTATATTTAAAACATAATAATCATCATAAAGCTACTTATGAACATCAAGACAGAGTTAGTGGAGTTCTTACAGTTGAATCTTGGATTAAAGAAGGTGATATGGATAAATCTAAATTATATGGTTATGACCTACCTAATGGAACTTGGTTTGTTAAAATGAAAATAAACAATGATGAATTATGGTCAAGAATTAAGGATGGCGAGTTGAAGGGCTTGTCAATAGAAGGGTACTTTACAGATAAGATGGAAAAAATGGCTGAAAAAGAACCAACTGATGAAGAAATATTATCTGCACTTAATGAAATAATAAACGAAAATCAAATAAATTAATAACAATTCTATTATATAAAAAAAGAAACTATGGACATTAAAGAAAAAATTTTAATTGCACTTGGTCTTAATAAAGAAGAAGAAGTGAAATTAGGTTGGCAATCAAAATCAGAAGATGGAACAATATTTGTTTCAACTGCTGAAGAATTAGAAGCAGGTGTAGATATTAGCGTTCTCACGGAAGATGGAACGACAATTTTGCTTCCTGTTGGAACTTACAAAACAGATACAGGGGTATCTTTTAGAGTAGAAACTGAAGGTATAGTTGCTGAAGTTATTGAGTCAGAAACTGAAGAAGAAATTGAAGCATCTGAAGAAGTTAAAGAAGAATTAACTGAAGAAGATGACAAAGACAATTATGATGAAGAAGCTGATGTTGCTGATTGGCAGGGGATGGAAAAAAGAATTGAAAACCTTGAAATAGCTGTTGCAAAATTAAAAGAAGCAAAAGAAGGTGGTGATGATGAAGTTGAAGAAATGTCAGATGAAAATACTGAAGAAGTAACTGATAAACCTAAGACTATCAAAAAAACAGAAACAGTAGAATTTTCTGCAGAAGAAGAAATTGAAAAATTAAAAGCAGAGAATGAAGCATTAAAAATAGAATTAGCAAAATCACCTGCTGAAAAACCTATTGTAACAAAAGTAGCAAATAACAATACTTTGCCTACTCCAGATTTTTCAAAAATGAGTAAAAGAGATAAAGTGTTATACAATATAACATTAAATAAATAAATAAATAATTAATAACAAAAAAATAAAAAATTATGGCGTTTGGAATAACAAGTAATTATGCTGGGAAAGCAGCAGGATTTTACGTGAATGCAGCTTTAAACGAAGCAAAGTCATTAGAATTTATGACTAAAATTGAAAACATTAAATATAAGTCTAATATCCAAAAATATGCAGGAGGTTCTTTAATTGTAGATGCAGGTTGTGGTTTTTCAACAGGCGGAAATTTAACAGGTACTGAAGCAGTATTAGAACCTTCAAATTTAATGATAAATTTACAAATATGCAAAAATGAATTTTTAGATTCATTTGAAGCATTACAAATGAGAGCAGGAGCAGGAGCAAACCCACCTGCATCTTTTGAAGATTATGTAATGTCTTACATTGGTGAGTTCATTGCAGATGGTGTTGAAGGTATGGTATGGGCAGGTTCTGGAACAAATGCTTGTTTAGGATTTAACTATGCTAGTACTGGTATATTAAATGCAAATCCAGATGTAGATGATTTAGATAATCCAGGGGGAGCAGGAGTTGCTTACGATACTGATGACATTTTAACAGCATTAGGAAATACTCTTGATGGTGTTTCTACTTCAGTATATAACAAAGAAGATTTACATTTATATATTTCTACAGGAACTTGGAGATTATATGTTCAAAAATTAGCATCTTTATCATCAGTACCATTCGCAAATATGAATGATGATTGGACTAAGCAATTTAATGGAGTTAAATTAGCAGTTTGCCCAGGAATGCTAGATGACCAAATAGTAGCAGCAAGAAGTTCAAACATGTTCTTTGGAACAGACCTACTTTCGGATATGACTAGAATACAAATTTTAGACATGTCTAACGTAGACGGAAGTGACGAATTGAGATTAGTAGCTAGATTTTCAGCAGGTGTTCAAACAGCATTTGGTGGAGATGTAGTTTATATGCAGTAAAATAAATTAATAGAAGCAGGGGTGTAAAAACTCCTGCATCTTTAACCCTTAAAAATTAAAAATTATGGCATGTACAGCATTAAGCAGAGCAAGAGTATTAGACTGCTCAAGAACAGCAGGGGGGATTAAATATGTTTATTTTTCAGTATTTTCAAATTTTGCAAGAGAAGATTGGGCAGTAGATAGTACTAATGCAATGGAAATTGATACTATTGACTTTCAAACTTCAAACATTTATAGATATGCATTTCCAGTAGGCTCAGCATCTTTTACGGACACAATAACTGCATCAGATGAAAATGGAACAATATCATATACTCCTACATTAAATCTTGTATTATCAAGAATTAACAAAGAAGACCAAAACGAAATAAAATTATTATGTCAATCCCGAGTTCGTGTATTTATTCAATTACAAGAAGAATTATCAACAGGAACTAATGTTATTTTAGCAGCAGGAATGATTAATGGGATGTCTGTAACTACAGGTAGTATTGATTCAGGTCAAGCACTTGGAGATAAAAATGGTTACACATTAACACTTACAGGACAAGAACCAACTCCTTCTTATTTATTAGAAGATTACACATTATCAACAGGACCTTTCAGTAATACAGGGTTTGAAAATGAAACTCTGGTAATTTCTAATTAATAAAATTTTTAGTAGTTTTCATATATATTCTTAGATTAGAGTGGCTTTGTCCACTCTTTTCTTTTAAATAAGGCAAATAAATCTGTTCTTTTTCTATTATATAATATGATACAAGCAATAACCGAAACAAATTTAACTGCTTATGTACAAACATTAGATAATAAAATTACTACATTAGCTGATACTCAAATTAGGTATTTATGGAAGTTTACTAATAAAATGAGTAAAAAAAACCATTATAATTATGCTAGAACAGAAACTATTACAGAAAGGTTTACGAAATCTATTTTTTCTTTTAGTCCAACAAGAGATATTTATACTGGCTGGATAAACTTTATACCATCAGGACATTATACTTATGAAGTCTATGAAGTAGCTTGGGATGGTACAGTAACTGTTTCAGAAGGTTATGCTCCTAAAAATGAAAATGATGTTTTGTTTCCACCTGCGTCTGACAAAGGAGTAGTACAAGGGCTTGTAACAAAAGGAATTATGTATGTCGCAGATAAATCAGGAACTGCACAAGTACAATATACACAACATCCTGAACCTAGTGGCACAAATTATATATATTACGGTCAAGAATAAAAATAAAAAAATAAAATATGGCAATAGATAACGTACAAGAATTATTAGAAGAACAATTAGGAAAAAGAAAATTTGATGTGGTAACAACAACAGCAATGACAAGTAAAAACTATTATTGCATTCATTTTTTAGCTGATTCAGCAGTAACGACATTAACTTGTCCTGAAGCACAAAGTGGTACAGGTTCAACTCCTTCAAGTTTAGAAAGAACATACACAGCAGGAACTACATTGTTTTTAAATGTTACAGAAATTGATATGAGTAGTGGTTTAGCAATATGCTACTACGAACAAAATTACTAATATGAAATTAGGATTAAGTCTTGGATTAGAAGATAATGCAACAGCATTAACTTGGGAACCAACTGATGAATCTTCTTGTTTAGGTTGGTATAAATATGGAGCAGGATTTACTTTAGTAAGTGATGCTGTATCTGTATGGAATGACCAATCTTCTGCTAGTAATGATGCAACACAAACAGATGCTGCAAATAGACCTGATTGGAATAAAAATGCAGTAGAATTTGATGGAGATACAGGTGGAGACCCAGACCACTTAGATATTCCACAAGTAACTTTAACAGGAGATTTAACAGTTGCTGTTTCAATAGATTTAAATGCAATGGGTGGTGTTTTGTTAGGAGATAATGATGCTTCAAATACTGAATTTATTCGTTTTACAGCTACAACAGAATTAAGAGTAAGAAACCAGGGAAATACTGCTATTAATCTTGATTTAACAAATGAATCTTTTAATAATAGAGGATATTTAGTTGTAAGTCGTAGTACAGTGGGTGGAGTAGCAAATACTTGGCAAATGTGGTGGAATGGAGTAAAACAAACATCAACAGCAGTTATGAATGATACTTGTTTATATGATGTAATAGGAGTAAGAAAACCAGACAACAATGCTTTAGATGGTAATATCTATGAATTACAAATTTTTAATTCAGCTAGTGATGCTTTAACTGATAACATCAATCTAAGATTAGGAACTTTACCATTATAAAAAATAAAATATGAAAGACAATATCATTAACATTAATTTAGAAACATCAACTGCTCCTGTTATTCAGGAAGTAAGGGGAAGGGATTGGATAGAATATGGAGATGCAAATGGTGAATGGAGAAATTTATATCCTCAATTTTTAGTAGATTTATATTATTCAAGTTCAATTTCAGCAGCAATAATAAATGCAACAGCAGAGATGATAGCAGGTGAAAACCTAGTAATTGAAGATGATGATAATAGAAATTTAGAAGCAAGAGTTAAATTGCAGAACTTTATGGATAGAGCAAATGGAAGTGAAAGTTTGCACGAAGTTTTAAAAAAAGTTGCTTTTGATTTTAAATTACAAGGAGCATTTGCCTTAAATATTGTATGGAGTAAAGACAGGACTCAAATCGCTGAAATATATCACGTAGGAGTGGAAAAAGTTAGATGTTGTAAACCTGATGAATTTGGAAAGACTAAAGGGTATTATATTAGTGCAGATTGGTCAAATACTAGACAAAACAAACCTTATTATGTTCCTGCTTTTAATACTAATGATAGAACCTCAGCAAATCAAATATTATACTCAGGATTATATTCTCCTAATATGAACTCTTATTACACACCTGATTACGTTTCTTGTAATAATTGGGCATTAATAGATGCTCGTGTTTCTGAATACCATCTAAACAATATATCTAATGGCTTTGCAGGGAGTTTTATGATTAGTTTTGCTAACGGGGTACCAACTCAAGAAGAAAGACTAAAAATAGAACAAAGTCTTACAGATAAATTCTGTTCAGAAACCAATGCAGGGAAGTTTGTACTCACATTTTCAGACGATAAAACAAGAACTCCTGAAATAACTCCAATAAGTACAAGTGACTTAGATAAAAGCTATTTAGCATTACAAGAATTACTTACACAGAACATACTTTCAGGACATAGATGTACTTCACCTATGCTGATGGGAATAAAGTCCGATACAGGGCTTGGAAATAATGCTGACGAGCTTAATTCAGCTGCAAACTTTTATCTTAATACGGTTGTTAAACCATACCAAGACCAAATCGTTAAACAACTTAGAAAAATCTTTCAAGTTAATGATATGGATATGCCTGTTAATTTTGTTCAATTAAAACCAATTACAGTTAAATTTACAAGTGAAGATTTAAAATCTGTAATGACTCAAGATGAAATAAGAGAAGAACTTGGATTAGAACCATTGGAAACAAAAGTAGATGTAGATTTAAGTAAAATCGGTATGATTGATGGAGAACCTGTTTTTAGCACAATAGAAGAAGCTGAAGCACACGCAAAGACTTTAGGGTGTGAAGGGTATCACGAACACGAATATGAAGGGAAAACAGCTTATATGGCTTGTAAAGACCATTCAGAAGCTACTGAATTAAATGATTGTGATTGTAAAAAAACAAATCTTAAAGTTGAAAAAACAGAATTGGAAAGTTTTATTGAAGATTTTGGGGAAGACATTCCTGAAGATTGGGAAATGGTAGATGAAGAAATAGTAGATGGGGAGCATCAAGATTTTGACTTTGAAAAAGAACTTAATGATTTAGCTAATGAAAGACTAGAATTAGTATCAACAGGAACAGCTAGACCAAATGCTAGAAGTAGTCAAGATGGAACAAATAAATCTGATAATGATTTTTACAAAGTTAGATATGTTTATACTAAAGATAATTTTTTAAGTCAAAAGGGTGAAACAAGAGATTTTTGTAGATTAATGACTTCTGCCAATAAAGTTTATAGGAAAGAGGATATTTTGCAAATGACAAATAGAGCAGTAAACCCAGGATGGGGACCTAGAGGAGCAAATACTTATTCTATATGGTTATACAAGGGGGGAGGTAACTGTCACCATTTTTGGTTGCGTAGAATTTACAAAACTTCTTTAAGAGGAGCAAAAAGTAATATAAAACCAAGTCAAGCAATATCATATACTAAAGCATTATCAGAAGGATTTACAGCAGAAAAAAATGACAATTTAGTAGCAAGACCACCAAAAAGAATGAAGAACCAAGGATTTTTAGAACCAAGATAACTATGGCATACGTATTATTTATATCAGAACAGAAACTTAAAGACTCAACTGCAATAAATTTAAATGTAGATGTTAACCTATTATTACCTTATGTAAGACAGGCACAGAAACTTTATGTAGAACCTAAATTAGGAACAGATTTATACGAAGCATTAAAAACTAAAATTTCTGGAAGTACATTAACAGGTGCATATGAAACTTTAGTAGATGATTATATTGGCGATATGCTACCAAATTGGGCATTTTATCACGCTATTCCATTTTTAAGATTTAAGATAGAAAATGGAAATATTTACTCTAAAACTTCAGAAACAGGAACAGCATTAACAACTGAAGAAGCACAACATCTTAGAGAAGAAGTTAGAAACACAGCAGAATATTATACCGAAAGAATGATTGAATACGTAACTAATAATACATCTAGCTTTCCTGAATACAATACAAATAGTGGTGCAGACATTTCTCCTGATACAAATGCTTACTATGCAGGAATGAACTTAGAAAAACCAATACAAGATAAGACAAAAATAAGTATAAAAAGCTTTTTAAAAGCTGGTGAAGGTGGTGGATGCTAATGAAGAAACATTACAAACCTAAAATAAAAAATGTAACGAAATTAAAATCCTACTTGGATAAAAAAACAAATATGATAAAAAATGACAGACCTAAAAGATACAATACAAGTAGGAATAGCTAATGGCTCTGCTATTGGAGTATCATTAGTAGAAGCAAATGAAATATTAACTTTTATTTCATTATTACTAGCAATAGCATTTACAATTTATAAATTTTTTATCTATGAAACGAAGAAAACTAAATAGTAAGAACCCTAAATACTTAAAAAATAATGAAAAACCTCGTGAATTTCGTAAAGAGTTGGTTCAAGAAGTTAAGGGGTGTAAAATCTACAAAGTCTATTACCTCTAACTCAAACAATATAAACTTATTAATTCTTAGAGATACATTTACAGATGAATCCACAATAGGTGAATTGTTTATCAATGGTGAAAGGTTTTGTGATACTTTAGAACTACCATATAGAAATAATCAAAGAAGCATATCTTGTATTCCAATAGGAGAATATAAGGTAAGATTAAGATTACCAAGAGAAAGTGCAACCAGGCATTATATACATTTATTAGTAAAAGACGTAAAAGATAGGTCACATATATTATTTCATAGAGGCAATACAGCTAAAGATACAAAGGGTTGCATCCTAGTAGGTCAAGGAAGTCAACAAGACATTGTTTACAATTCAACTTTAGCTATGGATTTATTAATCAAAGAAATAATTAACTTGGGTGGCAAGAATATAAATTTAATAATCAAAAAAAAATAATTATGAAAAATTACATTATTTCACAACTTTTAACTTCTAAGAAGGTGTGGCTAGGAATCAGTTCAATTTTAATTCCAATGATAGCTACTTGGTTAGGAGTTGATGAAGAATCAGTATCTAAAATTTGGTGGAGTTTAATCGCAATGTTAGGTGGACAATCATTAGCAGATTTTGGAAAATCAAACAAATAGATATAGATTAAAACCACACGAGATTGTGGCTTTACAAAAAATGCGAGAAGCTGACACTAGGAATATCCTAGTTGTTGGCGACTTGCACGAACCATTTTGCCTTGATGGTTACTTAGAATTTTGCATTGAGCAATATGAAACTTATAATTGTAACCACGTTATTTTCATAGGCGATATTTTAGATAACCACGCATTCAGTTACCACGAACCAGACCCTGATGGAATGTCAGCAGGTAATGAATTAAAAAAATCCATTAAAAAAATTTCCAAATGGTATAGTGCATTTCCTAACGCTGATGTATGTATTGGAAACCACGATAGAATGTGTTCTAGGAAAAGATTCACAGCAGGAATACCAAATGCTTGGATAAAAACCTATAATGAAGTATTAAGAACTCCTAAATGGAATTGGGTAGAATCAATAGTATATGATGAAGTTCTTTATGAACACGGAGAAGGTGGACAAGCACAAACAAAAGCAAAAAACAATTTAATGTCTAGTGTATGTGGACATACTCATACAGAAGCATATTGTAAGTGGTTTGTAGGAAAAAGATATAAAATCTTTGCAATGCAAGTGGGTTGTGGTGTGGATTCAACCACTTATGCAGCAGCATATGCAAAAAACTTTAAAAAACAAGCAATAGGATGCTCTGTTGTCCTTAATAATGGTACATTACCTATAAATCTTTTAATGCCTTTATAATGAAGCTAAAAGACTCTACAAAGCTAACTATCCTTTATTTTATAATAATAATAATAGTTTTATTTCTTTCTATATAATTTAATTCTTATCTAGTAAAAACACTATTAACACCTTAATTGTTAATAACTTTATTAATATTTATGTAAATAATTATATTAATTAAAGAATTTGTTGTATATTTGCACTATAATTAATAAAACAATTAAAATGAAAACAACTGAAAACTTAATAAAAAAAGTAGAAGAAAGATTAAATGTTAAATTTGATTGGGGAAACCCAAGACATAGAACAAGATTAAAATTTAAAATAGATAGAGAGTTAGAAAAATTAAATCAAATAGAAAAAATATTTAATAAATAAATTAATCAGGGGGGTATAAAAACCCCCCATAAAACAATTAAAATGAAAACAACTTATAAAATGAAAGAAGCAACAAACAAAGAAGAAGCAATTATATCTATATTAGATGTTATAGAAGAAAACCCTGTATGGCTTAATAAAATAACAAATAGCTTATTTATATTAGTTAAAACTATTGAACCAAAACACAAAAGATTCTTGTTAGAAAAATCAATAGATGAGCAGGTAATAGATTTATTTGTAAAAATGAAACAAGAATACTATAACTTTAAAGATAATACACAATGGAATTACTAATTTGCGAGGACTACTATTTTTATAATAATGGAATGTTTTACAAGACAATAAGAACATTATCATCATCAGGTTGGTGTACTGATATATCTAAAGTTGAACCAAAGATTAGAGTATTTGGTACAAGAGAACAAATAGACAAAGCAATTGATGAATATTCGGAAATGACAGATTTAAATGTAGATGAAGTGTTTGATTATGAAAATGAAGAAAAGCTAAAAGAATATAAAGAGAGATACAATAAGATAAAAACTGATAAAGCATTAATCATAATATGAAAATAAAAAAAATAAAAAATATAGAAAAACATAAGTGGCTTCATAATATCAATACTTTCCACGCATATAAAAATGAAATATGTTTAAGAGGAACAGATGAAGATGGAAAAGATTTAACACTTTGGATTGATAGCTACGATTTTTTAAATTGGATAGATAAAGAGCAAATAGAATATATAAAAGAACAATTAATTAAACACATAAATACAAAATGAAATATTTAAGCGATTATATGGAAGCTAAACAAACAGCTTTATTTAAAAAAACAGGAACATTTTTTGCCTTTAGTCAAGAACAATTTGAAGAAAAAAGAAAAGAAGGTGTCAAATATGTAAATATGGGGCAGGGAATGTTAAGTCCTGATGAACATTACAAAGAAGTAATGGATGAATTAGAAAATATATATAAGGATTCTATAAAACAAGATATTAAAGAAAATGGAAAAGAAAAAATCATATTAAGAGAATTATACAATCACGAAGCATTTTATGTTGGTTCAATAAAAGATACTATACATAAACTAGAAGATTATCCATTTTCAGAAGATGACATATCGAATGTTTATCAAAAAAATTATGCAGAAGCAACAAAAGATTGGTAAAAATTTATTATTTTTAACATAATTATTAACTAAATTAAATGAATATGAAAACGATAAACATACACGGTAAAGAATATGTAGAAGTAAATGAAAGGATAATTTACTTTAGAAAACACTACAAAGATTGGAGTTTGATATCTGACTTTGTTGAATTATCTGAAAATAAATGTGTAATAAAAGCAGAAGTTAAAAACAAAGATGGTCGAGTTATTGCTGATGGAATTGCAGAAGAAATAAAAGGAAGTAGTTATATTAACAAAACATCTTTTATTGAAAATTGTCAAACTTCTGCTTGGGGTAGGGCATTGGGTAATTTAGGTATTGGTATTGATACTTCAATAGCAAGTGCATTTGAAGTTAATAATGCTATAAAACAACAAGAAACAAAACCTAAAACAAAAGAAAAGCTAAATAATGACAAGTACCAAGCTATGATAGTTGCTATTGGTGATGGTAAAATAGAGATTGTTCAAGAAAGAATGAAAAACTATAAACTTACTAAAAAGCAAAAGACAACCCTTGATAAATTAATTAAAGAACAAATAGAAGAAATTAATAAAACAGGTAAGCAAGAAAAAAAAGAAGAAGCAAGATTTAATTCAATAACAGAAATAAATGAAGGCCTTGCAGCTACAATTAGAGAATATCACGATTTGAATCAATAAATAGTATGGGATTGAAAGAGGTTAGTAATTTAATTTTAATAACTGAGCAGTTATACTTTGTGAACTATTACAACTCCTCTTTCAATTCTTTTTTAATAACAATATGGATAGGGTGGCTTAACAAATTGGATAAAACCTACGGTAAATTAGCTACTCTATCTTTTTTTAATAATTAAATAAATAAATAGATATGGAAATTTCAGGAACAATTAAAAAAATTTTACCACTAAAAAGTGGAACAAGTGAAGCAGGTTATGAATGGAAAAAAAGAGATGTAGTTATTACACAATTTCATCCAGACCCAAAATATGTTAAAGATGTATGTGTTACTGCTTTTGGAGATAAAGCATTAGAATCACTTAGTAGGTTTAATGAAGGTGATACTGTTGATATAAAAGTTAATGCAGAGAGCAGAGAATTTAATGGTAAATTCTACACTAATCTTAATGGACATTGGTGGGCAAATAAAAATTCACATAATGAAGAATCAGTTGATTTGGTTACATCTGATGATGATAAAGATTTACCATTTTAATTATGACAGAAGAATTAAACTTTAAAGCAATTTGTGATATGGCAATTAATATTTGTAATGTATCAGAAGACGATTTGTTTTCAAAAACTAGAAAGCGTAACATACAATCTATCAGAGCAGCTATTTCATATATCGCAACAACAGAAGAAAAAATATCAAGAAATGTTATTGCTAAAATATTAAACAGAGATAGAGCATCTACATATCATTATGAAAAAAAACACAAAAATGATTATTTTACATCAAGACTTTATAGAAATACATTTAATAAAATATATAAAGCATATAAAGATATTGATGAATCAAAAAAAGTATTTATTGATAAAGATTATATGAAATCATTTCTATTAAAAAGAGGAGTTAAAGAAAAATTAAATGCCGAAGTAAAATTAGAAATTAGAAGTGGTAATGTAAAATGTTTTATTAAAACAGACTACTTTGATTTTTCTAACCAAGTGGAAATCATTACTTTAGCACTTAAAAATTATCATCATACAATAAAAATAAAATAATGGAAAAACCTAGTTATTATGCAACATTAACAGCTGAAGTTAGATATGATAAAAATTTAACAGCAAATGCAAAATTATTATATGCCGAAATTACAGCATTATGTAATATGAATGGTCAATGTTTTGCTACTAATAAATATTTTGCTAATTTATATGGTAAAAGTAAAGTAAGTATTTCTAAATGGATAAGTGAATTAATTTCTAAAGGATATATTATATCTTCTTATACTTATAAAATAGATAGTAAAGAAATAGATAAGAGGTATTTAAGTATTGTTAAAGGGGGTATTAAAGAAAATATAAATAGGTCTATAAAAGAAAAGTTTAAAGATAATACTATAAATAATAATACTAATATTACATATAGTAATAAAAGAGATATAAGTATTTTAAAATTAGAAGTTGCAGCATTTGACACAACTGATAAACATAAAGAAGATTTTTTAGAATATTGGTTAGAAACAAATACAAGAGGTAAAACAAAATTTCAAATGCAAAAAACTTGGAGTACAAATAGAAGATTAAAAACTTGGATAAGAAATTATAATAATTGGTGGCAAAAGAATAATTCATCTAAAGTTGAAAATCAATTAAATGAATATATTAAAGGAAAACAATATTTATGATAGATAAAATAAAAAAAGGAGAATTAGTTTTTTGTAATATTGGAATACAATATAAAAGAAAAAATTCAAAATTTAATAAAATATTTTATAAATTTTTTAATGAATTTATATTTTCTAGACCTTATGATTGTGAAAATTTTCCAAATTTAGATATTAATAAATATAAAATGTTAATAAATAAAATAGATAAAAAAAATGCTTATTTTATAGATAATGTAAAAATTGTAAATTTAAAAATAATTACAAAAACAGGTTATATTAATAAATATTAAAAAATGAAAGAAAAATGTTATGATTTAATTGCTAAAACTTCTATTGAACTAGGATTAAAAACAGATGGAAAAACAATGGCATCTTTAGCTAAAATATTAGCAGAAGACTTACAACAAGAAAAAAGATTCAAAAATCTTACTTTTGACCAAATAAGTGATGCATTCAGACAAGGGGTTCGTTTTGGAAATTTTGAACCATTTTTAAATATTAGAACATTTTACAGATGGATAATTGAACATAAAAAAGTAATAAATGATGCAACCTATCAAGTAACGACACTAGGGAAAAACCCACAAGAAGTACCATTTTACCAATCAAAAAAATTATTAAAATGAAAAAAATTACAATTAAGTCACACGAAGTAAAATCACAAGCTGATGCAGTTTTATGGCATCTAAAAAAATATGGAAGCATAACAAGTTATGAAGCAATAAAAGAATATGGAGCAACAAGATTGTCAGCTATTATTTTCAATCATAGAAAAAAAGGATATTATATAGATAGCAAGCCATTAGTTAAAAAAACAAGATTCGGAAGAACAACTACAATAGCTAAATATTTATACACTCCTACTAGAGGTTTAAATAAGCATTTAAATATGTATTGTGAAGTCGATAACTAAACTAAAAAAAGAATTAGACAAATGGTTTAGTCTTTACATAAGACTTAGAGAATCAACTGATGAAGGAGTATGTCAATGCTTTACTTGTGATAAAATATCTAATTACAAAAAAATGCAATGTGGTCATTTTCAAAGCAGAAGACATATGTCAACTAGATGGAATGAACAGAATTGTCAAGTACAATGTGTTGGTTGCAATATGTTTAAACAAGGGGAGCAATGGAAGTTTGGATTGAGGATAGATTATAAATATGGAGAAGGAACTTCAGAAGAACTACAAGTATTAGCAAATACTATACATAAGAAAGCTAGATGGGAATATGAAGATGATATTAGTTATTACAAGAACATTGTTAATAACTTAAAAATAGAAAAAGGCATCAAATAAAATATTCTTTTATTTTTGGAATATGCACACTCCAATTTATGCAAGTCAAGAACATCAAACATTAATTGAAGTATATATTAATACTTGTAAAGATTTTTGTAAAGATGTAAGTTCTAAGAGTAGATACAACAATTATTTAGATGTTATAGAAACCATAATAGAATATCATAATAACTATGGCTCAGGGGTAAAAGAAAATAACTATTATGATTGGTTGATGATTATTCCAATAAATTTATCAGTTGCTACTAATGGTTATTTTGCTGCATTAGAAACAAAGAGAAATGCATCAGTAATAAGAAGTTATAAAGTTATATTAGAACAAATGTTGGTGGATGTCGTAACTAAGATAGATGATTTTGAAATAAAAAATGACTGACATTTACATAAAAATTTCTGAATTGACTGATAAATTTAGGGAAATGTGTTATGGAATTAGTAATGATGAAAACAGGATAAATGAAGCTGTACAAGAATTAATGTTGTATTTTTTACAAATGAATCCTGATACATTAAAAAGAATATATCAAAAAGATGGAAAACAAGGAATATTAAAATATGGAGCAGTAGTTCTTAAAAGAGCATTAACAAGTCCAAGAAGTCCATTTTATTATAAGTATGAAAAATATTATACAAATATTGTTGACATCAATACTGGTAGTAGGAATTCTGTTACTCAACTTGATTATAGTTGTGATAGCAATTACTATAAAACTTTATCAAATATGCCTAATAAAACTGAAACAAATCAATGGGAAAAATTAGAACAAATTGATTTGGTATTAGATGAACTCAATTGGTATGATAGAGAATTGTTTAAACTATATTATTATGAAGGAAACACATTAGATGGTTTAGCAGCAAAAACTAGAATTAGTAGAAATAGTATATTTAGTACAATAGATAAGGTGAGAGATATTTTAAAAAAAGAATTAAATGACTAAATGGTTTGCAACATCTGAAGTATATAATGAAAGAATGCAAATATGCAAAGAATGCAATTATTACTTTAAATTAACAGGTAATTGCAAAGTTTGTGGATGTTTTATGAAAATTAAATCACGAATTGGTTCAATGTCTTGTCCTAAAGGTAAATGGGGAAAAACATCAGATAAAATCAAAACACCAGAAAACTTACCACAAGAAATCATAGATGAAATTATAAATCTTTATCCTGATATTAAAGGTAATAGAGCAAAAAACCACGAAGTTAAATTTAAAATGATAGATTTGTACAATACAATTCACCGAACACATCACGAAAGAAATGTCAGCTGCAGTAGTTGTTTAAGCACAATATTCAAATCAATGTATAAATTATATAATAAATACAAACCTAATGAGTAAAAAAATAGATTACAAAAAAGAACCTCAACCAAGTTATTATTCTGGAAAACTTTATGGTTATTCAGTAAAAGATATAGTTGATGATTTTCAACTTAATGCTTGGACATCACAAGCTGTACAATATATATTAAGAGCAGGAAAAAAAGAAGGTAATGCACCTGAGCAAGATATACGAAAAGCAATAAATGTATTGCATTTTGAATTAGATAGATTATATAAAAAAAGTAAAACATTAACAGGAGGATTAGCAAAATGACAATATACAAATGTGAATGTGGTAAAGAAGAAAAAGAAATAGGAAAAGCTACTATTGTATTGAGAGATGGTAAATGGGTATGTAAAGAAGCTGAATGTAGTTGTGGAAAATATATGGATAGCGAACCTGAAGATGGAATACCACAATTAAAAAGAACTGAAGCATCACTAAGTAAAAAAAAAACAAGAGATTATGTGTGGGATAGAACAAAAGAAAGATTAGTAGGGGAAAGAGGAATAAATGATGAATTTTAAAAAAATGAAAAGAAGGTCAAGAACATACTTGAAAAGTCAAAGAAATAAAGCAATAAAATATTATTTCTTAAATCCTGATACTACTCTAAAATGTTTAGCAGAAAAATTTAGAGTAAATCAAGATAAATTAAGCAAAGATATAAGCGAAAAATTAGAACAACGATTTAAAAATAGTATAGCAAAAAAACATATGCAAAATGAAACAAAAAATTAAACTTTATAAAATAAAGGGCAATCCAAAAAACCCTAGAATTATTAAAGATGATAAATTTAAAAAATTAGTTAAGTCAATTAAAGAATTTCCAGAAATGTTAGAAAAAAGACCTATTGTAGTTGATGAAAATTTAATGGTGTTGGGTGGTAATATGAGATTAAGAGCAAGTAAAGATGCAGGACTTAAAGAAGTGTGGATTGATATAGCAGAAGGATGGACTCAAGAACAAAAAGATGAATTTGTAGTGAAAGATAATGTTAATTTTGGAGAATGGGAATGGGATATATTAGCTAATGAATGGGATAGTGTACAGCTTGCTGAATGGGGGTTAGATGTATGGCAAAATGAAGATGATGAACAAAATAATGATGTTAAAGATATATCTGATAATATATCTGAAGAATTTAGAGTTGAAATAGAATTAAATTCAGAAAGAGAACAAGAACAATTATATAATGAACTAACTAAAAAAGGATACAAATGCCGAATTTTGACATTTTAAGAGAGAGTAAACCAAAAAAATCATTTCGTGTTTCTGCAGTAATGGGTAAATTTGATTTACAAACAGAACACATAAAAGAACATTTTAAAGGAAATATAGATTTACCAACTCATTGGAAAATTGGATTAATAGTAGGAAATAGTGGTACTGGAAAAACAACAATAGCAAAAGAATTATTTAAAGATGCATATGTGACTAATTTTAATTACAAAGCAGAAACTATTTTAGATGATATGCCAGAAAATGCATCAGTAGATGATATAACTAAAATATTTAATAGTGTTGGGTTTAGTTCACCACCAAGTTGGTTAAAACCTTATTCTGTACTTTCTAATGGACAAAAGATGAGAGTTGATTTGGCCAATGCTCTTTTAAAAGATGACAAACTTATAGTATTTGATGAATTTACGTCAGTAGTTGACCGTAATGTTGCTAAAATAGGTTCATATGCTATGCAAAAAGCAATAAGAAAATCAGACAAACAATTTATAGCAGTAACTTGTCATCACGATGTACAAGATTGGTTGTTGCCAGATTGGATATTCAATACTGATAGTATGACCTTTCAAATACTTGAAGGGCAAAAAAAAAATAGACCAAAAGTTAAATTTGAAATATTCAAAACAAGAGACAAGTCAGTATGGAGAATATTTGCTAAACACCACTATTTAAGTCATACTCATAATAATGCAGCACATACATATGTTGCATATATTAATGAACAAATAGCAGGTTTTATAAGTATATTACATTTACCAAATAAAAAACCTAATTTAAAAAAAGTTCATAGATTAGTAATATTACCAGACTTTCAAGGAATAGGAATAGGAGGAAGATTATTAGATTTTATAGCTAAAAAATATACAAAAGAAAATTATATTTTTGGAATAACTACTTCAGCACCAAGTTTAATTTTTTCATTAAAAAGAAATAAAAACTGGAAATGTTATTTTTTTGGTAGAAATACAGGAAAACAAAAAATGGTAGAATTTAACAAAACAAGTACAAAAAATAGAATAACAGCAGCATTTAGATATATACAAAATGGAACAAAATAGAACACAAATAGCAAAAAAAAGAATGTTAGAAGCACTAGAAAAAAGTCTAGGAGTTGTAACAACAGCATTGAAGGCAACAGAATTGTCGAGAACAAACTATTATAAATGGCTCAAAGAAGATGAAGAATTTGCAGCTAAAGTTCAAGAAATAGAAAACATATCAAAAGACTTTGTTAAGTCTAAATATTACGAATGCGTAAAAGATAAAGTACCATCAGTAGTAATACACGCTGCAAAAACAAAATTAGGATGGAACGAAACTAATAATATAGATATAACATCAGGTAATAAACCAATTAATATGCCTGTAATAAAATTTGTAGAAACTGATACTGAATAAGAAATATAATGCTTTATTTAATTCCGATGCTAGGTACTTTATAATCACAGGAGGTAGAGGTTCAGGAAAATCTTTTGCTGTTACTGTATTTTTAACACTACTTACAATGTCAGCAGGAATTAGAATATTATTTACAAGATTTACAATGGTGTCTGCACACTTATCTATTATTCCAGAATTTTTAGAAAAAATAACATTATTAGGATTTGAAGATATTTTTGATGTTAACAAAGCAGAAGTATTAAATACAAGCAATCAATCCGATATATTATTTAGAGGAATAAAAACATCATCAGGTAATCAAACAGCAAGATTAAAGTCTTTACAAGGAATAAGCTGCTGGGTATTGGATGAAGCTGAAGAACTTATTGATGAAGATATATTTGACACTATTGATTTAAGTATAAGGGAGAAGGGAGTACAAAACAGAGTTATTTTAATTCTTAATCCAACAACAAAAGAACATTGGATATATAATAGATTTTTTCAAGACAAAGGCGTAGAAGCAGGTTTTAATGGCGTTAAAGACAATATATGTTACATCCATAGTACATACCTAGATAATAAAGATAATCTCTCTAAAAGCTTCCTAGAACGTGTAGAGGGGTTAAAACATATTAACTTTAAAAAGTACCAACACAAAATATTAGGTGGTTGGTTAGATAAAGCAGAGGGAGTTGTATTTGAGAATTGGAAGTTTGGAGAATTTAATCCTGATGATTTACAAACATCTTGTGGAATGGACTTCGGTTTCAGTATTGACCCTGATAGCTTGATAGAAGTAGCAATAGATAAAAAGCATAAAAAAATATATGTAAAAGAATATATCTATCAAAATGGTTTAAAATCACACGAATTAGCAAAAATAGTTTTAGATAAAGTAGATAATAAATTAATAATAGCAGATAGTGCAGAACCAAGACTAATAGAAGATTTAAGACATTTAGGGGTAAACATTAAACCTGTAAAAAAAGGTACTATTGAAAGTGGAATAACCAGGATGCAAGATTATGAATTAATTGTAGAACCTGAATCAAATAATATAGCTAAAGAATTAAACAATTATGTTTATGCAGATAAAGGAAGTAAGTTATATGTTGATTCTTATAATCACGCTATTGATGCAATAAGATATAATGTAACATATCATTTAGATAATCCAAATGCAGGAAAATATTATGTACAGTAAACCCCCCAAGAGAATAATAAAAACGACAAAGAGAAGACTAAAAAAGGGGATTTACTGACTAAACTAATAAAATGAAGCAGCAAATATACAATAATAAACTAAAAAACAACTTTTTCTATTATATAATATATGAAAATAAAAATTAAGAAGGGAAAAAAAGTAAAAAATTTTAAATTAATTGAGAAATGGTCAGATGTAACTTTAGAAAAATGGCTGAAATTAATTCAATTTAAAAATAAAAATAAAAGTAAAGAGGCATTAGATACAATAGCTTTATTGTCTGACATTCCAAAACAATTAGTAAATCAATTGGAATTAAAAGATATAGCAGTTATAATGAATCAAATTGCTAAATTACAACAAGAAAAAAATAGTTCTTTAAAAAGGATAATTGAAATAGATGGAAAAGAATATGGATTCCATCCTGATTTGGATAGCATTACATTAGGTGAGTATGCAGATATTGAAACATTTGTAAAAGATGATATTGAAAAACATTTACCAGAAGTAATGGCAGTATTATATAGACCAATAAAAGAAAAAGGAGAAAATGGAGTTTATACCATTGAAGCATATGATGGTAATATTAGAATTAGGACAGAAATAATGAAGAAAATGTCATCAGAGCAAGTGCAAAGTGCACTGGTTTTTTTTTGGAATTTCGGGAAAGAATTGTCCAAGACTTTGCCATCATTTTTGATGCAGAAGCTAAAGGAAATGAAGATGCAATTGCAACCAAAGGGTTTGCAGAAAAATGGGGATGGTTTGGAGTAATGTATAGATTAGCAGGAGGGGAAATAATAAATTTAGAAACAATAACAAGACTAAATCTTTTAGAGTGTTTGACTTGGTTAAGTTATGAAACAGATTTAAACTTACAAAATAAAGTAAAATATGGCAGTTAGTAACAAAACATATAGAAATGTAATTAATACATTATGTGAAATTGCAGAAGATTATCATCAAATTTCTTCAGTATCAGTTGGAGATATTTATGATATTAACTTAGAAAAACTAGAAAAATTTCCATTAATGCATATTAATCCTGTAAATGTAGAAACAGGAGATGCAACTTTAACTTACAATTTTCAAATATTCATTATGGATATGGTAACAGAAAAAGATAATTGGCAAACAAAACAACAAAGAGATGTATCAAAACTCATTCAATCCAAAAGCAATGAGCAAGATGTTTACAATCAAACTTTACATATTGGAATTGATATAATAGGAATTTTAAGGCACAGTTCTAAAATGTCAGCATATGGAACAACTGATATTAATGCCCCAATATATCATACAGAAGGACAATATACATTAGAACCATTTGCAGAAAGATTTGACAATCTTTGTTGTGGGTGGGTATTTAATTTAAATGTAGAAGTATTGAATGACTTTCAGACTTGTGACATTCCTGCTGATACGAGAGGAATAGGAAGATGATAAAATTTAAAATAGGAAAATATATAATAGAAATAGGATTTTTTAAAATAACAATAAAATTATAAATATGGCAGATTTAGTAACAACAATAAGTGAAAGCGTAACATTAAATGGTGCAGTAAGAGGTACAAGTAATTCAGTAACCACAACAGGCATTGTAGATGTAATGGAACGTATTGTCACTTGTGCACACTCAAACACAACAACAATAGCAATTTTTAATTCAACACCACACGGAGCAGCAGGTGCATTAGACTTAGAAAATGCTAAATATATTCGTGTAACAAATTTAGATGATTCAGAAGTTATGGACTTAGCAGTTGTAACAGAAAATACAAATTATCAAGTAGTAATAACAGCAGGAAACTCGCATATATTATGCCAAGCAGATACAGCAGCAATAGGGGAAGAAGATACAACTCCAGCTTTTGGAACTTTAGAAGATGTTACAAGTTTACAAATAAGACCTAGAGGAACAGAAGATATTCAAGTAGAATTGTTTGTTGGATTAGTGTAATGAAAACAGATAACATAGAAAGATTTTTAAAAAGTTTTGGTAAGTATATTATCAAGCAATCAAGAACAAATCTAACTAAAGGTAAAAAAAATGTAACTAAAGATTTGTATGATTCTTTAAATTTCAAAATAATTACTGATAACAAAGGATTTACTATTGAATTTTCTATGGCTGAATATGGAACATTTGTAGACAAAGGTGTTTCAGGAAATCAAAACAAAAGACAATATAAGGATTATATGGGAAAAAAAGTGCCTAGTCCTTATAAATATACAACAAGACAACCACCTTCAGGAATTTTAGAAAAATGGATAAGTGCAAGAGGTTTAAAAGGTAGAGATGCCAGAGGAAGATATATTACAAACAAATCATTTGCATTTTTAATAGCAAGAAGCATTAAAGCAAAAGGAATTAAAGGTATTAGCTTTTTTCAAAGACCAATGGAATTAGGATTAAAAAGATTTGGGAGTGATTTATTAAATGCTTTGAAAGGAGATATAAGTGAAAGTTTAAATAAAACAATAGTAAAATAATGGCAGTATCACAAATAGAACAAGAACCAAAATTTAATAATTTACCAGTAGGA